TCGTGAACTTCCGTATTGAAATTTGATGCTTGTAATACTTCAAAAACATAAGCAGTAATTTTATCCAGTTGTTCATTAATCATTGGCTTCTGTTCATCTGGTATTTCCGAACCAGCTTCAAAGTCAGCCCATCTTGCAAAGGTAGGTGTCATACCAGCTTGAAGTCGTGATGCAAATTCTTGTATCCCAACTACTGCTGTTTCATCAAATATCTTGTCCGTTCTTCTTGAACCCGGTGTTTCCTCAAAGAAAGATTCCCGTTGAGGCATGGTATATTCATATGCTTCCTCAAACTTATCTTTCCAATAATCCTTTATTCCCTCTGCCTTTTTGTACCTTTTTAGAAAGGTTCCAACTTTTGAATCATCATCACTAGCAGTCATTGGACTGATATCTACATTTTCATAAACCATTACGTAGTTATCCTTTTTGCTTTAATCGATTTTCCTTTTGCCACTAATAATCCTCTTCCTATATCATCAGAGCCACCACCACCTTTAGTAATTGCTGCTGTTTTTTTCAATCTTGTTTCATCAGTGATTCTTGCCTTGTCACCAGTTCTTGTATAATTAATACTTGCATCTTGTACTTCTTTAGGGGAGTCATCAATTTTTGCTTCTTTTCTAGTTCCGTTAACAGATGTTGTTCCAGCCATATTGCTATAAAATTTATTTAAATATTGATCATATCCCTTTTGACCCATCATGCCATAGGATGTCATTGCTCCCAGTCGCAATAGACTTGATGCTGGCATTGGAACTGCGAATGATAATGCTGCCAAAGTCAGTGCTTTTATTTTTTGCTGTCTTTTGTGCATTGGCTGTGAGATGGCAGTAGATGTCATGATTCCCGTTGGATCACCTGATCCCATTGCAGAACCAGATTTTCCATACTTAAGTTCTTTGGATTTTGTATCACCTATTGTCGATCTGCTAATACTTGGATCACCAGTAGCATATAATCTTTCTCCTTCTGCCTTACCAATTCGTATAAAATTTCCGCCCTCTTTTCTAAAATAACTTCCTACTTTTACTTTTCCAGTTTTAACTAAATAATCATCAGTAGCTTTTGATGCCTCTTGTCCAAACATTGAACCAGCCTTCTTTATTTCCTTTGCTACATATTCTGTTCCTTTTTTAACTTGTACTGATCGTACTCTTGCTGCTCCTTTGTTTGATCGTCTACCCGGACTTCCACCTCCGTGACCACGACTTCCACCAGATGATGATGTACCTTTTTTACCACCCATTATATTTCATCTCCTTCATAGAAGAATCCACCACCACCAGCTTTGGAGAAAAGGGATCGAGTGCCAACCATTCCTTGTGTCTTACGCCACTTCTTTTCCTTGTCTTTTTCGGCTTTTGCTTTCTTTGCAGCTTCTTCCTCCAGTCGCCTTTCTTCCATCTGTTTTTCTAGTTCTATATCACGAGGAGGGGTTTTTGGTTTAAATATTCCCATAATTATAGCTTTATCTCATTAAATCCCTTTCTTTTCAACGCACAAAATAACTGGTGGGGTGTAAAGATGAAAAAATGGTTTAATCCCAACAATCTCTGAACATAAGAGGTACAACTATGTTCCTTTATCCATGATCCAAAGATGTTTGGCAAGGGTGGTTTTTCTGTTTCTTTTACTGGTACTTTGATGATTTTTCCGTTAGTATTTTTAATGAATTGGAACAATGATTCAATATCCTTTTTTGTCAGGAGTTCCACCATGAGCTTCCCATAAACATATTCTTGCAGCATCCAAGTATCCATTTCACTGAAGTATCCTATTACACCACAGTGCTTAAAGTTCTTCTTGAAGAATCCCAAAGACCAATGATGATCTTTCGCTTCATAAAAATATACTAACCATTCCTTCTGAGGAAATCCCATGTGCTTTTAATTTTCTTTGGTTTAAATACTTCCCAGCCTTTTGTTGCAACATAAGGTTTCTTATTTGATTTTCCAGCGATCAGGCTTTTCCCTTCACCAGCTCCCATCATTAAATATTGCAGTGCATCGTGAACATGGGAATATCTGTTCTTGTATGGTCTATCATCATAACGATCACCCGTCACTTGTATCCTTCTGTAATGGTATCCACCATTGAATCCCTTCTTGAGATTGATGCAACTCTTGTCAACAAGGAATCCCACTTCCCCGTCTATTAGTCTGTTGACTGCAGTTTCAACTGCTTCAATCCGTAAAGCAACATCATTGCTAGGAGCTGGTTTGGCAATTATGCCATTTTGTCGCATCACCTGAAAAGGTGTGCGTTCATCCGTTTGCGCACGGAAATCACCAGAAGGATCACCCCATATATCCAAATCCAATCCCTTAAACTTCTTCGCTATTTCAGCCCTTAACAATTCACTGAATCTTGTAACCCCCATGTCAAAGCAAACAAGTTCATGAACAATAATCCACTTACCCATAGGAAGTCTTTGTCCGAATACTGCTGCTGGAGTTAGTCCAAAGTCAATGCCTATAAAGACTGGCACTTCGGCTATCGGTATTGTTTCCCGTGAAATGTGAAGTTCCTCCTTGAAACCAGAATAGACTGGTTTCCCTTCTTCCAATGAACCTAGCTTGTTCATTACATAAACATCAATCCAGCTTTTTGTTTTTCCCTTTATAATATTGTTATAATAGTTTTCCGTCAGGTTTTTTTTGTTTTCTGCTAGGGAATTGGATACATACCCCTCTAATCTCTTATTGTTTACTTTTTCAGTCATGCCTGATGGTTGGGTAAAGAAACTCCAGTTGTCAGGCTTCACCAACATCAGTGCTTCATCTCTTGAGATGTGATCTGGAACAGGAACATCACCAGCCATTACAGCCCACCAATGATCTTCTTCAGGAGCATTGGTATCACAGATTACTCCGTACCACGATGCTCCCCCATCTCTCATGCTCGGATATCTTCCTACCCTCATGGTACAAGCATCAATAATGCTTTTCGGCAATTCCCTTGCCTCATTGATCCATACTCCCGTCAGTTCCAATGACAGAAGTTTCTTGACATCTTCTGGTCTGTCCAGAGCAAGAAAGATAACTTCCAAGTCTATCTCCCCCTTTCTTATCCTATGCGTATAAGGAACGCTCCAAGCGAAATGACCGAAGTCATTCTCTGGAAACCAGTCAAGCCAAGTCTTGATTGTCGTGGTTCTTAACTGTGGATTCGTATTTCGAATGACAGCCCATCTTGATTTTCTAAATCCATCTTTCGACTTTTCTTGAGCCAAAGCTCTCCTGAATACTTCCACGCAACAAGCAACGGATTTTCCTGATCCGACTGGGCCTCTCAGTCCTCGAAAGAAGTGATCTGACTTCATAAATTCCTTGAGGACAACCCCAGCCGGTTTATAGACAAACTCCGTCATGATCCACAAGTGCTTAAGAGTATAAGCACTAATAATATGATAACTGCTATTTGAAACATTATTTGATTTGCTCGATATATTTTTTAATCAAGTCCTCTGCCACTTTCGGCCCAAGAGCCTCAATCAGCTTATCAGCTTCCTTGTCAGTTATAAGGTATTTTGGATAGTTCTTGAAGTGAATCTTCTTAACGATCTTGCGAAGTCTTTGGCGATCCTGAAAGGTTATGTCGAAATGGGCGTTTTTGGAATTGGGCTTTTTTGTGTCCAGTTCCCCAGCCACCGTTCCGAATTTTTCTTTTAGGAAATCCAGCTCCTTTTTCTTCTTCTCTTGTTTCGACAATGGTAGGTCTTTTAATGTCATTCAGGTATATCCTATATAGTTCCCAGTCCATGACCACCATAGGAGATTTATTGTTTCTTTTCAAGATTAAGAGGTCTGCTTTTCCTTTCCAGCTTTCAAGCTGCTTGAATCCCTCTCCGTTTTTTCTTGCTTTAACTTCAGCATTCGTTCCCTCGTGAAGGTCGTCAATAAAAACGTCATGAGGGAATGCAGAGATGGCTCCTGACATGGGCTGTCGCCTTGCCTTGTATCCTTCCTTTTGATAGAGTTTGACAATATCGTTCTCTACTCTAGTACCCTTTATTTTTGCTTTGCTTGACAACTTTCTTTCCCGTTTTCTTTCCTTCGGCTTTAGCCTTCTTCATTCCTGATTTTGTGTAGGAAAATTTTTTACTACCGACTTTAGGCATTACCAATCCCCTTCAGCTTAAGATTCTCATGTCGCATAACCTTCTCCTTATCAATATGCCTTTCAAGGCTCTCCATAAGGATTTTATTGCTCTCCTTGAGCTTCTTGTTTTCTTGTTCTATTTTTGTTGATTGAGATATTTCGTCTGCGTTCATGTTAATCCTTTCTATGTTATACTGTGAAAAGAATAACAATAGAAGTAATTAATTAACTTTGCAACGCACAGATTTGAGGTGAATTATTTAAGATCTGAAAATTCTTGAGATGTTATCTTCTTCTTTGTCCACTTGCCAGTCTTGACGTTCTTTGTACTCATAATAAGATTTTGCGTATTCTTATTAACGCTAAACACATTCTTTATTTTTCTTGTCGGAGTATTCTTGGAAAATTTATAAGGACTTCCAGCCAACCATTTCTTAAATGATATTACTGCACTTTGCTTTGGAAATCTAGCAATCTGCAAGACTTTCGTCTTGGTAGCTGTAAGAGCTGGTTGAGCTTTTTTAATAGTTTTTAAAACTACTGGTTTTGCAATCTTAACTCCAGTTACTACAGCTTGACCAGCCTTGTAGGCAACCTTTACTTTCTTT